TCCGGCATATGCTTCAGAATTAAGGAGTGCTCAGTCAAGTCCATTAAACTTTGTTAATAAGTTCTTGGATGACAGTGGACTAATTAAGGATGCAGCTGGATACCACAGGTCTTTGTCTATCGCAATGAATCCTGAGAAGTTTGCCAAGTTCTTTTATGAGCAAGGGCAAGCGGATGCTACCGATGACGTTTTACGAAAGACCAAAAATATAAATATGTCTGAGCGTAGAGCTCCTGAGGTTGTTAACAAGGGTGGAATGCAGGTGAAGGCGGTTGCGCCAGACTCTGGAAGGGGTCTAAAAATCCGCAGCATTAAAAAAATATAACAACTAAAAAAACAAAACAATGGCAGTATTAAACACTCCTGGGTTCCAGTTGCAGCCAAGTGCTGAGCAGGTCCCTTTATCAACTAACTACATTACCAACTTTGATTTCTTGAACCAGTATCTACCTGATACTTACGAGAAAGAATTCGAGCGTTATGGTAACCGTACCGTAGCTTCCTTCCTAAGAATGGTAGGAGCTGAAATGCCGTCCAACTCTGACATGATCAAGTGGGCTGAGCAAGGCCGTTTGCATACTAAGTATGTGAACTGCGATTCTTCTGCTAATGCAGCAGCAGATTCTGCAACTATTACTGTTAATGATGCTAACGTAACCGCTATTGCGATCCGTGCTGGACAGACTGTATTTATCTCTGATAACGCTACAGGTCTTTCTAACAAGGGTATCGTTACCGCAGTTAACGTTTCTGCTGACACTTTTGAAGTAGCTTACTACGAAGGTGGTGGACAGACTTTCTCTGGAACTGCTGTTCTTTCAGTATGGATCTATGGTTCTGAATTTAAGAAAGGAACTGTTGGAATGATCGGATCTTTGGAGGCTGAAGATGAAATCTTCGACAACTCCCCAATCATCATTAAGGACAAGTATGCAGTATCTGGTTCTGACATGGCTCAGATTGGATGGGTAGAAGTAACTACTGAGAATGGTGCAACTGGATACCTTTGGTATTTGAAGTCTGAGCATGAGACTCGTCTACGTTTCGAAGACTATCTTGAGACCGCAATGATTGAAGCAGTTCCTGCTGAGACTGGTTCTGGTGTAGCTAATGCTGGCTTGAACCCATTGTATGGTAACAAAGGTTCTGAGGGTATCTTCTACGTGGTTAACAACCGTGGTAACGTATGGGGTGGTGGTAACCCAACTACTCTATCTGACTTTGATAGCATCATCTCTCGTCTTGATAAGCAGGGATCTATCGAAGAGAACGTAATCTTCGTTAACAGAGCATTCAGCTTTGACATCGATGATATGTTGGCAGCTCAGAACAGCTACGCTGCTGGTGGTACTTCTTACGGTCTATTTGACAACGATGAGAAGATGGCCTTGAATCTTGGATTCACTGGATTCCGTAGAGGTTATGACTTCTACAAGTCTGACTGGAAGTACTTGAACGATCCTACCATGCGTGGTGGGTTGCCTACTGGTTCTACTGCTACTGGTACTGTAACTGGTCTATTGGTGCCTGCTGGTTCTACAACTGTGTACGATCAGATTATGGGTAAGAACGCTAAGAGACCATTCTTGCACGTTCGTTACAGAGCTTCTGAGACTGAAGATCGTAGATACAAGACTTGGATTACTGGTTCTGCCGGTGGTGCACAGACTAGCGATCTCGATGCAATGGAGGTTAACTTCTTGTCTGAGCGTTGTGTATGTACCTTGGGTGCAAACAACTTCGTGTTGTTCAGATACGGAGCCTAATTGTAAGTAATATGGAGGGGCCGATTGGCCCTTCCTTTTAACTTTAAACAAACAAGACCATGATTAAGAAAAAGATAGGAGACCCAATCCTAAAGAAAAAAGGAGGAGACCCAGTAAAAAAAGAAACAGGTCCAGTTAAAGAAGGGTACACAATGCCTGAGTTTACAAAAACTGCTTCTAGAATTGTTGACAAGCCTTCAAAGCCAGCAAGAGTAAAAGACTACACTAGAAAAGTTTCAAGAGTTAATAAGGCTGCATTGAAAAGATCTGGTGCGGCAGCTGGTAAATCGACCAACATTTTTGGTATGAGAAAAGGACGTTAAATAAATAAAACAATGGCAAAGAAAGTAATGGGGCCAGTGCCCAAGAAAAAAGGAGGAGATCCGATTAAAGGACCACGAACACTTCCTGAGGTTACAGTAAAGGCCTCTAGAATTTATGACGAACCAGCAAAGAAGCCTGCTAGTAAAAGAGCATTAATGGATGTTAATCTTACCAAAGGATATAAGATGTCTATTGATACTACAAATATGAACAAGCCAGATAAAGACACCTACAACTATATCATTAAGGATGCAAGTGGTAAGGTTACATCAAAGGGGAACATAGCTACTAGTGAGAGTAAGTTTGGAGCTAATCAATTAGTTAAAAAGCTTAAAGCAGGGAAGTAATAATTAACTGAGGGGGTCGCTGTGGCTCCCTCTATTTTAAATCTTTAAATCTAATCAAATGAAAAAGCAATCAATAAGTTCTGACAAAGTTTACAAACTCAAGGGAGAGTCTGCTCCTTTATCTTTTACTCTACCTTCAAGAAATACTAGAAGGTATCCACTCCTTTACTTTGATGAGGAGAACAATATCAACAGACCACTAAGGTACGCCATCAATCAGAAGTCTCCCTTTGAGGATGAGCAAGATGGCAACGCAATTGTAGAGCCAATCATCTTTGAGAATGGATTCCTATCAGTTCCAAGAACTAACCCTGTACTACAACAGTTTCTTCACTACCATCCACTTAATGGCTTGGCATTTATTCAGGTTGATTATGAGAAGGATGCAGCTAAGGAAGTAGAGCAGCTTACATCTGAAGTAGATGCATTGATTGAAGCACGTCAACTTAGTGTTGATCAGATGGAGACAATTGCTAGAGTATTGTTCAGTAAAGATCCAAACAAGTTCACAACATCTGAGCTTAAGCGTGATATCTTGATTTATGCAAAGAGAGATCCAAAGGGATTCTTGAATATCCTACGTGATCCAATGCTAAAACTTCAGGCAAATATCCACGTGTTCTTTGAGAACAAGTTACTGGCATTCAGAAATAATAACAAGGAAGTGTGGTTTAATACACCTTCTGTAAAGAAAAAGATGCTTACTGTCTCTTATGGTGATGACCCATACTTTGCCGTGGCTCAGTTCCTAAAGACAGATGATGGCATCGATGCTTTGAAAATGTTAGAAAATAATTTAGATTTGTAGGCATAGTTTTTTTTGGGCTTAAGTTTAAAAATGGGGGTGTAATAACACCCTCTTTTTTTTTGTTTATATTTGTAAAAAGACTAGAATGATCAACTCAGTTCGAAATACCGTATTGGCAATTCTGAACAAGAATAATTACGGCTACATCTCCCCATCTGACTTTAACCTGTTTGCCAAGCAGGCTCAGCTAGAATTATTTGAGGAGTACTTCTCTGAGTACAACAATACTATTAACAAAGAGAATGCTCGTGTTTCAGGTACTGACTATGCAAATGTTAGAAAAACTTTAGAGGAAGCGATTGAATTGTTCGCTACTACATCTACGCTTACTCAGTTTGCTCCAGCAACAAACAGATATTATTTGCCATCAGTAACAACGACTGGCTTTGATTACTTTATGATCAATAAGATTCTTGTGTATGATGGATCTGGTGCCACTAGAGTATTCAAGGGGGAGGCTGACAAGGTAACTCATGGTAAGATTACGATGCTGATTAACTCTAACTTGACTGCTCCAACAGAAACATTCCCTGCTTATACTCAGGAAGGTAGCATACTTACCGTATACCCATCAACTATTAATCTTGCTAACGAGGTGGATGCCAACTACTTCAGATATCCAAAGGACCCTAAGTGGACATTCACTACACTAACTAATGGTGAGCCTGTGTTCAATCAGGCCCCTGGTTTAGGATACCAAGACTTTGAGCTACCTATAGAGGATGAAATAAAATTAGTTACAAAAATTCTTCAGTATGCCGGTATGTCTATACGTGAGATTGAGGCAGTTCAATTTGGTGGAGCTGAAGAACAAAAACAATCACAATAATCATGGCATACATCACTCAAGAAAAGTACTACGAAAATAACGGGGTAGCTCCTGTAGATGCAAACTGGGGATCGTACCAGTATGTTAGCTTACAGGATATTGTCAATAACTTCTTGTTGATGTACTCTGGAAACCACTCATTGGTGAATAATGAGGAGCGGTATAAGATTTTGTTTCATGCCAAGAGAGCGATACAGGAGCTGAACTACGATGCATTCAAGCAGGTAAAGGTTCTAGAACTAACTGTAAATGATACACTTAAGTATATCCTACCATCTGACTATGTCAACTGGGTTAGGGTAAACCTATATAAGGATGGGTATCTAAGACCATTAACTGAGAACATTCAAGTTCTTTCTTCATTGGCTTACCTTCAGGATAATACCGGAAGAATATTGTTTGACCACGAGGGAAATGCATTGTCACCTGAGTTTTCTGAGATTGACTTACAGAGATTAGAGGGTATCAAGAGAAGTATTTACTTGAATCCTCAGAGCCCATACGATGGTCAAGAAGGATGGAACATGGATGGCAACTGGTACTTTGACTATGGGATTGGAGCGAGATATGGATTGAATACTGAGACTGCTAACTTCAACCCTACATTTAATATTGATGCCAAGAGTGGTGTGATTAACTTCAACTCAGACATGTATGGCCAATCAGTGATATTAGAGTACATATCTGATGGCCTTGAGAATGGGAATGATGCGAGTGTTAGTGTAAATAAATTGTTTGAAAAATTTATTTATGCGTACATTACGTATGAAATATTAAACTCTAAGCTTGGTGTACAGGAGTACATTGTGAACCGTGCAAGAAAAGAGAAGACTGCTCTTCTAAGAAATTCTAAAATAAGATTGAGTAACATTCACCCAGGTAGACTATTGATGAATCTACGTGGCATGGACAAGTGGTTGAAATAATATGACTAACATCACAAGAAACTTCATAGCTGGGAGAATGAATAAGGTCGTTGATGAACGACTCATTCCTGATGGAGAGTATATCGATGCGCTTAATGTTCGCATGGGGTCTACTGAAAACTCTGAGATTGGTGTCATTGAAAATACTAAGGGCAACAGCAAGTTAACTACAGTTAAGTATGTTAATGGAACAGCACTAAGTTCTTCGGCTAGATGCATAGGCACTATAGCGGACAACACCAACGAGACTATCTACTGGTTTATCCATGACTCCAACTTCCCAGTAGGTGCTACAGGTAAGCTTGATATGATTGTGTCATTCAACGTGTACAACAACATATTGACCTACCACTTGATTAGTATCAACGATGGGGGTGGTAGTAATACTACGCTAAACTTTAACCCTGAGTATCTAATTACAGGGGTAAGTATTATTGACAACTTAATATTCTTCACTGATGACTATAACCCACCTAGGGTAATAAACATACTGAAGAACTACGCTGATCCTGTGGGTAACATAGACCAGTTTAGTGCTGAGTCTATTCTTGTTATTAAGAAGCCACCGGTGCAGTCACCTAGTGTTACATTAATAAACACGGGTGATCAGAATAACTTCCTAGAAAGCAGGTACATATGCTTTGCGTATCGATACGAGTATGAGGATGGAGAGTACAGTGCCACATCTCAGTGGTCTGCTCCTGCGTTTCAACCTAAGCAGTTTAGCTTTAGCATTAACAGCTACCTCAATGATGGTATGCAGAATCAGTTTAATGGTGCTAGAGTAACTTACAATACAGGTGGGCCACTAGTAGTTGGTATTGACTTATTGTTTAAGGATACCAATAGCAATGTGATTAAGGTCATTGAGAAGCTTAACAAGGCTGACCTTGGATTCACTAATAATGAAGACCGTACATACACATTCACAAACAGTAAGATATTTACCGTTCTACCTGAAAGTGAGCTGCTTAGATTGTACGACAACGTACCATTGCTGGCTAAGGCTCAGACCATCATGGGCAACAGGCTCATGTATGGCAACTATGTTGAGGGGTATGACATGGTGGATGCTAATAGTAATCCTGTAAAGCTTGAGTACTCTACGCAGTTAATATCTGATGAGCTTGACAACTCTGAGATAACAAATTCTTTTACCTCAGGAGCCTATAATTTTGGCGGTGCTCAGACGATTCCAGGCTCAGTGGTGTTACTAGACCTTATGCCATTTGAACTCGTTGAGGGGGCCTCTATTACGCTTGATATAACCTTTGATCATGAGGGGTTCTCAGGTGATACTCCGTTCCCTACAGAGACTAATGATAGTGTATCTCTTAACTTCTCATTTGTACTACCTAAGGCTTACTCATCAGTATATGAGCTGGCAAGTAGTGATGAGTTTCAAGATGCTATAGGAACTATTTCTAATGTCACTACTGTAGCAAACTCTTGTAATGGGACAACATTTACCGACCAGTTTAACTGCTCACTGCTACAGAACTTAGATGCTTTAATTAAATACCAGAGTGGTATTGGATCTGCTGGTCAGGGTCTAGGTATCATTACATCACCAGGCAGCCCATACATAGGCATACAATTACTTACAATGAGGTATGTCAACAATACGACTACCCCAACAGTAAACGTATACGAGTACTATGAGTTCACTAATGTTAATGCGTTCTATCAGAAGATAAACTCTTCAAGAAGCTTGCATAGCAATAGAGGATATGAGATTGGCATCGTGTACATGGATGAATTTAACAGGTCAACAACTGCTTTAGTCAGTCCAAACAATACTGTTCACATACCATGTTCAGCATCTGATACAAAGAACTCAATACAGGTTACTATACCTGTAACTCAGAAGCCACCATATTGGGCAACACGATATAAGTTTGTGATTAAGCCTGATGAGGAGAACTATGACACAATATATAGCACAATATTCTTCAATGATCCGCTAACTAATAACGTGTTCTTCTTGCTTGAGGGCGAGAATGCTAGGAAGGTACAGCAGGGAGATAGACTAATTGTAAAGGCTGATACTAATGGGCCTACACAGAATTGTGTGTACACTACTGTGCTTGAGAAAGAGTCTCAGGTAGAAGGATTCATTGAGATACCAAGTGATCTAGATCCAGAAGTAAATATCCCTGTACCTGCTGGTGTATACATAAAGATTAATCCAAATAACTTCGCTGTAGTTAAGGGACAGGATGACATTATAGCACCAGGTACTATTCAGGTAGATGAGAATAATGGAGGGGACTACCCAAGATTAAGTTATCCAATGAACTCTAAGAGGGTAGCTGGATATGATCCTGCTAATCCTGCATGGGTATATGAGGACTATACTGTGCCTGCTGGTAGTAGGATAAAGATAAACCTTAAGTTCCAAAGACTTGGTGTAGGTAAAGGCAATGGTGATTGTGAGAAGAGAATATATACTCTAGAGAAGACCATGATTGCATCTGCTGACTATGATAATATGGTGCAGTGGTTTAATGGGGACAATGTTCAAGTAGTTCTAGATCAGGGTATGCAAGATGTAGGAGGAGATGGATGCGAAATCCAGAATGACTACATATCTACAGTATATAATTATACTACAGGATTAGCAACAGCTGCTATTTCTGATCCTGAAACATGTACTAACAAGTATCGATTTGCTAGAAACACAGTCACTAACGAGCTGTCGCTTGTTATGTCTGGCACCGTTCGTTGTACTGGTACACTTTATAGAAATTCTAGAAGGTCTACTATTATTGCTACGTTCGAGGTGTTCCGTGCTGACTCAACTATTATATTTGAGACTGAGCCATCTGATGCATCTCCTGATATATTCTTCGAGAATGACTTATCTCTTCCAATTGTAAATGGATACCACATCGGTAACGTCCAGAATCAGACAATATCAGCATCAGCAATTATTGACACGCTGTTCTTTAACTGCTTCTGCTTTGGCAACGGAGCGGAGAGCTATAAGATTCTTGACTCAATTATTGGTAGGACACTTACATTAGGCAACAGAGTAACCGCTGTATCTGCTCAGGACTATAGAAGGGTTAGGAGATTTGCAGACATGACCTATAGTGGTGTGTATAACTTTGAGAGTAATGTTAATAAGCTCAATGAGTTTAACCTTGGTCTACTTAACTATAAGTACCTTGAGGTATCATTTGGACCTATCTATGTTTTAGATGGTCGTGAGACAGATGTGCTTGTACTACAGGAGGATAAGATATCCTATGTGCTTGCTAGTAAGAATTTGATTTCTGACTCAGCAGGTGGTGGTGCTATCTCATCAGTGCCTGAGATACTTGGTACTCAGATAGCTAGACAAGAGGAGTTTGGCATTAGCTTCCACCCGGAGAGTTATGTACAGTGGGGATATGATAGATTCTTTACAGATGTAAAGCGTGGTGCAGTAATTCAATTAAGAGGCAATGACCTTGCTGTAATCTCTGAGATGGGTATGAGGACTTGGTTCAGAGATGAGTTCATTCAGTCATTCAATACTCAGAAGCTAGGTGGATATGATCCGTATCTAAATGAATACGTTTTGACTACTAACTCTGAGGAGTTACCTAGACCAGCTGATTGCTTATCATGTGGTGTTGCTCAGACATTTACTATACCTACAGGGAATACACAAAATTATTGTGTTGACTTAGGTCAGGCTGTTGGACTTACAACATTGACTTATACTGTACCTGCTGGGTCTACTGCATCGTTTACTATATCAGTAACTTACAATGGCGTTACTCAGACATCTGGACCTGTAACTACATCAGGATCATTGCAGTTTAATAAGAACTCTAACTCTGTTAACGTAAGTACGGTTGCGATAATTGCATCGAATCCTTTAGAGATAACAGTAAGACATAGCTGCCCTGTTCAACAGGCTCTAACTATTGTTAATGTAACTCTTACTAGTGTGGTTGATGCAGGTAAGTTTATCCACAATCAATACAGATATACTGATGGAGCTTTTGTATCGCCATTGCAATCTACTCTTGTTACATTTGCTACAGGAAGCGCAAGTCCTATAGTGTCTCAATACAATACAATTGTAGGTGCTGAAGGAACATCAGGTATACCAACAGGAGGATCAAGCTTACAGATTATATCTAATAAGATTGACTTTGATACATTTGATTTTGTGTTAGGTCAGGATAAGTTTAGATATCTTCGTAGCAATACGCTATACGCAAACAATCCTGCTAACATTGCATCATTGATTGCTGCATCTACAGTGGTTAGTCCAATAACTGGCAGTGCTGGATTCTTCTCAGGATCATTCACTGTACCTAGCAGTGGAAATTATCTTTATCTAATTTGGGATTACAGAAACTCAGCACCTGTAACTCTTTGCTACTCTAATACAACTACTCTAGACGCATGCTGCGGCTGCGCATAAACAAGTTAATATGGCAACATCAGGAACATTTTATTTAGATGCCCCATCACTTAGCACTGCTTCGGTGGTATACTCAAATGCTGCGTTGACTACAGTGGCTGCAAATGGTTTCTATTCCGATGGGTCTATTGTTAGAGAGCAGTTATCTGGAGTACTATTACCTCAGCAGACTTGCCCTGCCTGTGCAGTTCCTTGTGGAAGTACAATAAATGCCAATGGTACACAGGGTGTGTATTATTTAAATACAAATCTTGGTAGCCCTACTGGAGCGGTAATTGTTAGGTTTAATCCTACAGCTGTGCCAGAGGGGATTAAAGCTGTTTATAATAGTACTGTTTACAATGGATTATCATCTCCAACATTTGGATGGAGACAAGGTACAGCAGGGTTAACTACTTATCTTGGGTCATCATCTGATGCTTGTAGCAGTGGGATAGTTTCAGGGTCACCTTATACACTTAATGAATTCCAATATAATGGGACAACATTTGCTCCATTAGGTACTACAGAACCTGTGACTATAGCCGCAGGTCAGCTACAACTTACTGCTTCTGCTCCAGGCAATTGCGTTATGGTTATACCTAAGACAGCGGCATCTCCATCTATTCTAAACCTTACATTTGTTGGGCCCTGTACTGGTGCTGTATTTAGCGTTTCAGTTTCATGCCCAGCTGCGCTACCATCGTTTGATTCAAGCACAATGAATGCTAATAGTGAATTGGCTTGCGCTGATGCTATAGACCAAACGTATTATGTAGCCCATGTGAATGGAGCTGCAGGTGTTCTTGGATTATACGACTTAGTATTCAGTGATGCCAATGGTCAGTTTAAATTAGCAGCAGGGTTCTACAAGACTAATGATGCAGGAGCTAATGAATGGTATCAGGTGGATGCAAATGGAGCAATTGTTTTATTTGGTACTTGTCTAGTTCCAGTTCCTTGTGGAGGATCAATAAATGGTAGTGGAGGTCAGGGTGTGTATTATGTTGAGACAAGTGTAGGCACTGGTACTGGGGCTATTGTTGTTAATTTTAATCCACAAGGTCTAGCTGATGGAATATTGGCCACGTACAATAGTGTGAACTATAACGGTGTATCTTCACCGACAGAAGGATGGCTTCAGGGCACAGCAGGATTACCTACTTTTATTGGTAATTCAGATTGCAGTATAGTAGCAAATTCGCCTTATCCTAGTATTTCAGAGTTTGAGTACAATGGAACTACTTTTGCTTCATTGGGTACAACTACTAGTGTTTCAGTAGCATCAGGTCAAATGCAACTTACTGCATCAGCACCGGGTCTATGTGTTATGGTGATACCAAAGACAACAGCTAGTCCATCCTTATTGAACCTTAGTATATTTGGAATTTGCTCAACAACTCTATTTAATGTAAATGTTATATGCCCAGCTGCTTTGCCATCATTTGCATCTAGCCTTAATAATTTTGACAGTTCAACTGCTTGTGTTAATGCTATTGATCAGACATACTATGTTGCATATGTAACTGGTGGGGCAGGCGTTCTTGGATTGAATGACTTGGTATTCAGTGATGCTAACGGCCAGTTTAAACTAAGTGCAGGCTACTATAAGACTACCGCTGCTGGAGCTAACAATTGGTATCGAGTAAATTCCAATGGCATAATAATTCAATTTGGAACTTGTCCTTAATAACTATGGCAAACTATACACTATCATATAGCGAATCTGCACAGGGGTGGCCTTCATTCTACTCCTTCAATCCTGACTACATGCTTGGGATGAACAACTACTTCTACACATTCAAGGGAGGGAACTTGTACCGTCACAACGTGAATGAAACCAGGAACAACTTCTATGGGACTCAGTATAATTCTAGGATTCAGAGTGTGTTCAACGTGTCTCCTCTTGAGAATAAGATATTCAAGACTCTTAATTTAGATGGAAGCAATAGTTGGGATACACTAATGGAGACAGACATCCAGACCTCAGGATTTATTAATGCTGCTTGGTATGAGAAGAAGGAGGCATCATGGTTTGCATTTGTACGGAACGCAGGTACGGTACCAGCACAGCCATCTGAGTACGCACTTAGATCAGTGAATGGTATTGGATTAAGTCAGAACGTAACTGGTGCTGCATCAGCATTGAGCGTATCGTTCCCTATTAGTCCAGACCTAACAGAGATTGGAAGCATAGTAAGTGTAGGGGACTACCTATACTACAGCCTACCGCCTAGTTATAGTACGCCAGTATTGTGTGGTCAGATTACTAGCATTGTAGTGGACTACCCAACTGGTGCCAATAGGATAGTTGTGAATGCATCAATAGCAGGTGGCAGTGTACCAGGTATAACTACCCCGTTCTTTATGTATATTAAGGGATCGGTAGCGGAGTCTCACGGAGTACTAGGACATTATTGTATATTTACACTAGAGAATAACAGCACTACTAAGGTTGAGCTATTTGCAGTTGAGTCTGAAGTAATGAAAAGTTATCCTTAAATTTATGGGAATATTAGTAAGACAACTAAATGCAAACGACTACGATGACATCCTTGTCAAGTGGTGGAATGACTGGGGTCTGGATGCACCGGCTAGAGATTTCTTACCTGATGATGCTACGAGCGGACTGATTGTATTTGATGGGGATGAGCCAGTATGTGCTGGATTCATTTATACGATGAACGCAAAGGTTACTTGGGTTGAGTGGATAATATCTAGCAGGACCTATAGAAAGAAGCCAGCCAGAAAAGAGTGTTTGGATTTATTGATTTATACTCTTACTCAGGTTTGTAAAATTAAAGGGGCGAAGTACGTGTTCTCAAATAATAATAACAAGCATTTAATTGAGGTGTTTACTAATAGTGGGTACATCAAGGGATGTACAAATTCAACAGAGTTAATAAAAATATTGTGATATGGGACTAGAAACAGCAGCCATAATTGGTATATCAACAGCAATAGCAAGTGCAGGAGCATCTGCTGGACAGGCTGTTAGCGCAGGACAAGCAGCTAGAAATGCAAGAAACAATTCAGAGATTGCTTTTGATAAAGCCATGAAAGAATTGAGCGCAAATCAAATGGCTAAAATTGGACTTCCAATGGATGTCATTGATCGTCAGCGTGATGCGATTACATCATCAGCGGCACAAATTACTGGGCAAGCTGCTGAAGGTGAAGGCCGTGGTGTAGCTGCAACAGCAGGTCGTGTTCAGATGGCTGCACAAGAAGGGCAAAGAGATATAGCATCAGACATAGGTCAGCAATTAATGGGTCTTGAAGCAGCAACCGCTCAAGAGGAGACAAGGTTAAGTGCGGCTAGGGCAAACCTAAATTTGGCTCAGGCTGAAGGGGCTCAGGCAGCAGCTGCTCAGGCTGGGGCTCAACAAGATGCAGCTATCAAAGGAGTATTTACAGGACTGCAATCAGCAGGTCAGCAATACCTGGAGGGTAGTGAGCTATATAAAAAGAATGAGGGCACCAAGGAGCTTGCAAATTTGAAGAAAGAATATGAAGCTGCTGTCAAGGACAATAAGGTTGGTAAAAGATTTCGAGATGCTCAGGGAAATGTACTTCCATTTGAAGATATACTACCAAGAATACAGGCTCCTAATGTTGATTTATCTGGAGTGCAAAATTTGAAAGGCACACAGATCACTGACTACTTTGTAAGTAAGCCATCGGTTACAAAATCTTTATTAGGAATGTCTTTCGAAGATGACAATCTGTTTCAACCATCTGTAGCTACAAGTGCCAATAAATTTATGCCTTCTGTTTCTGGAGTTAACCCTTCATTAAAGTTTAATACAAAAACTCTTGGATTTTAATATATGGCGAGCTACTATAAATTTGCTGAGAGAGAGGCTGACAGTTTTGTAAACTGGGCAGAGATTGGAAAGGGGCTTACCGACATGCTTCAGGAGCAGGTTAAAATCCGTGAGGATAAGAGAACTGCTATAGACCAGGCTACTAGAGAGAATCTAAAGAGAGTAGCTGAGGCACCTACTGGAGACCACACTAGTCTTAATACTTGGACTCTTGAGTATGCAGACAATGCAAGAGAAGCTATCTTATTGCAGGATAGGTTACTCAAGTCAGGTGCACTGAAGTTGAAGGACTACACTGTCATGAGACAGAACCTGAACGATGGCACTGATGAGTTGTTTAGCGTTATTAAGAACTACCAAAATGCGTTCAAAGAGAAGAGAGACAGGATGATAAGCAATGATCCTGCTAATAAGTCTCAAGCTTTTGAGATGGACTTGATGGCATACTCTGAAATGTTTGGAGACTTCTCTAAGTCAAAGGCTATCATTGACCCTAATAACTTTATGGTTAATGTTGGTATCATGGAGCCAGACCCTGAGAATCAAGGGGTAATGAAAGTTGGAAAGCAGATTGCTCCTTCTGGATTCCTAAAGAAAATTCAGAATACCAAGGTAGATTATTTCGATTCTAATGCTGCTGCTGATGCTGCAAGTAAAAGCTTTGGTGGCTTTACTGAATCTACTATTCAAGATTTGAGCAGGCTACAAGGTAAGGTGGTAACGATTGAGGATGTAAGGAGAAGACCTGGATATGAGGAGGCTATTAATGAAGAGCTTAATTCATTCTTCTCTAATCCATTTAACATGACATCAATTCTTACTAATGATTTAGTTAAGGATAAGAATGGAAATGCATACGTGTCAAATATATCTGGTAAGAAGGGGAACGTAATTGAGTACGTGTATGATCCTCAGACAAACTACTATAAGCCAAACCTAACAGCAGAGCAAGAGCAGGCTGCTAGAGATTATATGAGACGTAAGATTGAGCAGAGACTTGATATAAAACTCAAGGAAGATCCGTTCAATAAGCCACAGCCACAAGTAGTAAAGTCTGAAGAACCAAAACCTAGCGGTCCTCCTATTAATGTTCAAGAGAAATATTTATCAAGAGTTAAACAACAAACAGGATTGAGTGAAGATACTTTTTCAAATAAAAGATTAGATACTGTAAATAATCTTAAATCAATTCTTGCTAAAATTCCTAATGGAACTCAAATATCTGTTGAACCAGATCCAAATTCAAGTGGAGTAATTAATCTTAAGGATGGAGATAATGTCATTAAATCATTTTATCTCTATGAACGTAATCCAGAAATTAGGAAAGGATATTTGAATGAGTTTACAGAAATCATTTCTAACTTAGCTGGAACAGATGGTATGATTGATTACCTTTCAAGGACAGGAGGAACACAACAATCAGAATCATCAGGAACACCACTACCATCCAGATAATAAATAAAAAATGGAAGAGCAATTACTAAAAGAATACGTTGGTACCTATCTTAATCCTAAGTACAACGGTGATTGGGATGTAGTTAATTCAAAGTTCCCTGAATTGTCTGGAGTTGATAAGGAGATTTTAAAAGAATATGTTGGGACCTATCTCAACCCTAAGTATAATGGGGACTGGAATGTGGTAAACTCAAAATTCCCAGAGTTATTTCCAGCAGGTAAATCTTCTGCTGAGCCAGTAAAAAAAAAAGATACGGTATCACCATTTGTGGATGGTGGTTCGGAGCTTACAAAGTTTAATCCAACTACTGGTCAGGTTGTACAGGAGACTCCTGATTTTGCCACAGCTAAGCCTGAGGTAAAAATACCTGAGCAGAAGCTACCTGCACGTGCTGAGTTTCAATACCAGCCTGGCAAGCCTTTGCCTGAGCAGAAGACAGCACCACTTCCAAAGTTTATTGAGGAGCAGTTATCTGCTGTTAAACCAGAACTTATAAGTAAGACTGAAGAGAATGTTGTACCACAACTTAAGTATCAGTTCGGTCCACTAGGATTTAAGTTCGAGGAGACTAGAGCTGGAGATTACATGATGGCTACATCTCCATCTGGAGAATCTATTTATATTTCTTTAGACGTTGTAGATAACAAGGATAGGGAGACCGAAGCCAATAAGCTAAACGCATTTTTAAGAAAGGGTGCCACCACTGTAAAGAACTTATCTACTCTACAGAAGCAATACACGGACGCTAATAAAAAGATTGTATCTCAGAAGGAACTTGATGAGTCTCTGGCAAGCATCAATGCAGAGGAGACCAAAATCATGGCAAGGAACGCTGAGTTTGTTAAGGCACAGAATAAACTAGAGGCAGAGAAAGCACAACTAGAAAGTGTTCCTGTACAGCAAAGAAACAATCCAGCTTACATTGCTAGAGTAAATGACTTTATTGAAAGAGCTGATCAGTTTAGTGGTGAGTTCCAGACATTCGTAAAAGATGCTGAAGACTTATCAAAGAGAGGCCAGCAATTAAATAAGTCTATAGGCAAGTACACTGAGATGAAAGCAGAGCAAGGCACATGGTATGGTGCTGGTTTAAATGCATTTGCTAACAAGTCATACTATAATATGGCTAAGGGATTCACCGGACTTACTATTGATTTGCTAGGTGAGTTTCTTCCAAAAGAAGCCTTGATGAGTCAAGATGATTACGAGAAAAACTTTATTGATCAAGCCAAGAAGGAGGGTATAGCGATACCTGAAGGAGAGGATTTTGCTGATCTTACTAGCAAAATGGATGCAGAGACAATCGCAAGGATTGAAAATAAGGTTAGGGACTTATCGAAGAAGATTGTCAAAGGAGATATGATGGAGTCCTTAGGAGTCACATCAGACATGATAATGAAGGCTAGTGGGGTTTCTCCAGAATACTATAAATCAATTGAGAATAATTTTGTAGGCGGTGCTTTACTTGGCACACTATCATCTATACCGGCAATGGCTGGTGGATCATTAACAAGAACTGTATTAATGGGATCTCAAATATTGGGTGGTATAGATGAGGAGATGTCTAATGATCCTGCGTTTGAAGGGATATCAGAGAATGAGAAGTACCTTGTTAAGGGGCCAATAACAGTAGCTGTTGCCCTGCTTGAGAAGGCTGGATTAAGCAACTTATTAAATCAAAAAGGTTTCTTAAATGGATTGGTGCTTAAGGCATTAGGAAAGGCTAGTGCAGGAGCGAGTTATAAAACTCTAGGTGGATTGATTAGTAATGAAATAGATAATGTTGCTGCTAGAGGTGCTTTGACATTAGGTGCTGGTTTCCTAGCTGAGGCTGAGACAGGTGCATTACAGGAGGTAGCTGACATCACGGCCAAAGAAATTTACAATATGGCTAAGGAGAAGGAGATGTTTGATACTCCTGATTCGGTAGTCCAATTCATAGAGCAGGTAGGAAAGGCTGGTTTACAAGAAGGTATTGGAGCTGGTGTACTTAGTGTCCCTGGATCTGTATCTGCTGCCTATACTGGTAAAGGATTCTTGGGAATGGACGATACTCAGTTTGCTATGTTTGAAAAGATGGCGAACGACTCAAACATTCAGAAGGGATTTGTTGCTAGGCTCAAGTCTAGAATTAATAACGGTGAGATTACTGCTGCTGAAGGCAAGGACATACTTAATAATTACAGAAATTCTGTAGGCTTATTCAACTCATTACCTGAGAACCTTGACATGCAAGGTAAGAAGGAGGCTATGAACTTGCTTAAGGAGAAGCGTGACTTGGAGAATCAGATTGAGGGTAAGGATCAAGCATTGACAGTACCTCAGCGTAATAGAGTAAACGAAATAAATCAACAACTTACTAAACTATCAGAAGATGCCGTTCAAAAGCAAGCAGCAGGTGAAGTACCTGTACAGCCAGGAGCCACAGTTGGCCAAGAAGTGGCGCAAGGAGAACCCAAAGCAGAACCTCAAGTCGTTACCGAAGAAGGTCAAGAAGTAGTAAGCCCTACGTTAGACTTAGATGGAGAGGTATCCTTACTTGAGCAGTTACTTGCAGAGGAGGAGACTGCACCTACTGTATCAGCTGGTATATCAATATCAAGTGATACTGATGTTGAGGAGTTAAGAAATAGAACTCAGTCAAGATCTCAGCAGGCCACTACAAAAGAAGAGAAGGAATCTTCTAGCACAAGGTTAAAGATTATTGACACAGCAAGGAGAGCAATCAATACATTGAAGTCCGTGTTTCCTGATGTTGACATTGTAATCCATGACGATGAGGGTAGTTACAATGCTGCTATGTCAGAAATAGATGGCATTGCTGGATCCAAAGGAAACTTCTTTATTGATACAGCTTCTGATGGTAAGACAACTGGAAGGATTGATATCAACCTATCTAAGGCTAATGATAGAACAGTAGCTCACGAGATTGCGCATGGTATATTACTAAAGACCTTTGGAGATAATTCAAACTTGTTTAATGACTTTAGAACAAGAGTATCTAAGGTTCTTAAGGGTGATGTTAACCAGCAGCTAAATGATTTTGCTGATCAGTATGTTGATAAAAATACAGGAGAGCTTCTAGATGTAAGCCACGAGGAGTTCTTAGCTGAGCTTACTGGTATCTTGGAACAGCAGCAGGCTAACTTATCTGTGACTACAATGCAGAAGGTTGCTGCGTTAATCAATGAATTCGTATCTAAGATTACAGGCGGTAAGTTCAAACCATTTGAGGATACTAAGAACACCAAGGATGTAGTTGACTTCTTTAATACTATCTCTGGTGCTATAAGAGAGGGAGGAGATATAGAACTAAATGGTGGAGGTGAGGTAGGTACATTTAACTTTATATCAAGAAGTAGTTTAGATGTAAAAGAAGCTCCTAGTGTAGCGAATGATAACAGGTCTTTCATCAGAGATTTAGTCGAGGATATCGACATGATAGATTTTAATGGAAGAAAGTTTGTTACCAATATGTATGACTACACTACTGCTGGGATTGCCGACTTAGGAAATGGTTTTAGTATAAATATGATGGGTGGCAAAAACTATGTGCCATACATGATGTCTTTACAGGACAAGAAGATAGGAGACGTTTCTAATCTAGCCGCATTCAATACCAAGGGCCAAGCAGAATCCTTCGCACGTAATGCAATAAAAGGGGACGCATCCTTGTTTGCACCACACTCAGGCACACTATCTGAGTCTTGGCAGTTTCAGCAGCACACGTTTGCAGAACTTGTGAACTTGGTTATAGATAAAAATATAATGAGTGATGCTGAATTGATTGATGTCTTTAATAAAACAATTAATTCAAAGGCTAATAAAAAAGCTTTCAATGCATTTAAAAACAAGTATGGGAAAGACATATCTAATTTTGATTCGTTTAAGGATGACCCTAAAAAAATAGTAGAGTTATTAGATATTAAAAATAATTATTCTCCAAACTTAAGGAAGGCTCTCAACAATGCTATATCAGCAGATAAGACTTTCCAAAAGGCTATAGGTATAAAAAACAAAGAAGAGTTTTTTAAAAGAATAATGGACCCTCTTAATGATGGAGTGCAGGGCGGAGAGATAATTAATGTTGTTGAATTTGACCCTAAAACATTTCAAATAGTTCAAACAAAAGCAGGTGCTATAGACCATCACCCTTCATTTGGTTGGTCTATTCTATCCAAGATAAATGGGATATATCAGCCTACTAAATTTTACCAATCAAGTAATGTAACTGATAGTTATGTTAAGTATAATAAGTCAGGTGAGCAGGTATCAAGAAAGGCTGAAGAAAGTAACTTTGAGAAGAAGAATGTATCATCAAGTGCAGGTTCAATTCCAAAAGTTGCAGAATTTAATGAGCCTTCAGATGTTGATACCCCAAGCTCAAAGCGCATATCAAGATCTCAAATAAATGATGCACTATCAAAGGCATCTGGATCAACACAAGTTGCAACTACAAAGGGCAGTTATAGAAAGGCTGCAAATATTTTAAAGAATATTGGTGTAGATGGTGAGGTCCTAGACTATGGAGCAGGGCTTGGATTAGGTACTGATGCCATGAGTGAGGTCCTTGATAAGCCTGTTGATTCATTAGAAATTAATCCAGAAAGATGGAAGGGAATTAGACCAGTAAAATATACTGATGCTAATCAAATAGATAAGAAGTATGATGGAATAGTATCCTTGAATGTAGTGAATGTAGTTCCAAAAGAAGTAAGGGACTTCATTGTTCTTGACATATTTAATAATCTTAAGGAAGGTGGAACTGCTATTATAAGTTCAAGAGGATTTAAAGGAGACATTGATGGTGCTAAAAACTTTGTCGATGGAGGTGAAGAAAAAAGTTACATAATAAAAAAGAGAGAGAAGGGCAAATTTATTTATGTATTCCAAAAGGGATATGATGGTAATGAGTTGTTTGAATATGTTAAAGGTTTATTAGGAGACTCTGCTGAAGTAGTATCTAACAATACATTTGGTAAAAGAGGAGTTGTAATAACTAAACTTAGCAATGTAAAAAGCAGATCTCAATTACCTGGTAATGATGCACAGAGAATAGTTAATTTAGGACGTGCTAATGGATTGTCTGATCAAGCGATATCAAATGTATTGGAAAAGCGTGGCTTCACTCAAGAGGCCATTGACACTGCAATAGGTAAGGCTGAGCCTGCCGCTAAGAAGGTTGAGGCAACTGAGGAGTTTGCTCCTGGGTATAACCGAATGATTGGTGAGCTTGAGGGTGTAGTTGAGAAGTCATTAAATCGTGGTACCACTGAGGCTAGAGCAATGGAGAATGCCATCAATTATCTCCAGGGTACTAAGGTATACGAGAACGCTACTGACGTACAACGTGAGGCTATGGTCCGTGATGTACGTAAGCGATTCAAGAAGCGTGAGAAGAGTGCTCCTAGTGCTGAGAAGGTAGTAGGTAAGCCAAAGAAGAAGGAGGTTACTGTCGATGAGATGGTAGCACTGAAGGACCAGATTAAGCTTGAGGCAAGAGCTGCTCGTGAAGCTAAGGGAGACCTTAATACCAAACGAAAAGCATTGGCTGCTAAGGTGTCTGCATTGAAGGGTAAAGGAACAGTTACTACTAACCAGCTTGATACTATTATAAGAAGGATTGAGAGAACTAATCTTGATAATCCTATCATGGTAGATAGGTTGCTTGCATACATTGAGAAGGTATTTGACAATGCCAACTATGCAGCTGACATGACCGAGCTAAGAAAGCTACAACGTCAGGCAAGAACCAAGAAGCATACATCAATGAAGGACTTTGTTGATAGGTTTACTTTTATTAATCCAGAGCTTATACCACTTGATAGAATACAGGACTATAAGGAGGCACTAGACTTCTTGAATAATAGAACTCCTTCTTATGCTAGGATGAATGAGATGCTTCCTGAGATTGAATCTTATCAGGTGTCTGAAGAGTTTGATGCAGCTAAGACCTTTGATGGTCTTATGAGTAAGTATGAAAGCATAGCATTGAATGAGGTTGGTAGTGTAGAGGATTATGTTAATTTAATAAAGGACATAAACTCATTTAAGAGAAAGGCATTCCAGTTACTACAGAACGAAGCGATTACTCAGGAAGAATATGACAACCTAATTGATATGGTTGGAAAGGATCAGGCTGAGATAGAGAAGAGATATGAAAAAGAAATCACTCAGATAAAGAAGGACTTGATTGCTGAGATAAAGAATCAGAGACCAAAGACTAATCCTGAATTCACTAAGGAAGAGAATGATTTAATCAAAGAATACCTAGAGCTTAGCGATGCTGACCTTGAGAGTCTATCTCCTGAGGACTTGTTTGTACTAAATGATTTGCTTGAGAACGTAAGCAATGGAGAGATTGACTACTATAGATTTAAGAACGTAGTGTCAAAGGCAGCCAATAACAAGGCTGGTGTTGAAGTTGGTAAGCAGTTAAAAGCATCTAAGTTAAGCCTTGGATCGGCAGAATTGAGAAAGAAGATGGCTCAGTTTGAAAGTTCATTCTGGGAGGGGTTACTTGGTTTAGGTAGAGCTACATCAGGCCCACTACAGAAGTTTATCATCTCTCCTTTTAACAGAGCAATTGGATCATACGAAAAGTTTTTAAGAGATGGATACAATGACTTCTTAAAGCTTAAGAAGAAGTATAAGATTGATGACAAGGGTATGAATAAGATTGGTATGCTAACCACATACCTTCAAGAGTACATGGCTCAGTTTGACCCTAAGAACAAAGGCATTAAGGATATCGGTAAGCGTGATTGGTTCAAGGAAATATTAGATACCGAAACCATGAGGGACGATTACTCCCCTGAAGAGCTTAAGATTATTGAAGAGATTCATAAGAGTATACCTAAAGATAAGGATGGTAATGTAGATCCTAAGTCGGTATACGATAGCTACATAGCTAACGATGGTAAGTTCTTTACCAAGAATGAGAAGGGATTCTTTGATGCAGTAATGGAGTGGAAGAAGAATAACTCAACATCAAAGCAGAAGGCAGCTAATGAGATGAGTGGTAATGCATTCAAGGAGATTCCTTTCCATATGCTTAGATCAAGATACTCTGGACAAACTTCACAAATTACCCCATCAACATCTGGTGATAATGGTATGATCCGAATCAAGGCTGGTACCGGTAAGGAGAGAGCAAGCGAAGCAGTAGGTGCTATCAATACAAACTTTGAAAAGCTATTCATCAAAGGACTTGAGCAAACTGGTAGAGATTACTTCTTGTCTAAGACACTGAAGGATATCAATAACGTGTTGGCATCTGCTAAGAAAGAACTTAATGGAGATAAAGATCCGCTAGTTAAGGCTATATCTTATACGCTATCTGATGCATTAGCTTATGAGTTCAGTGATACAGCTAGTCAGAACATATTGAAGAGATTGGTTCAGGCAAGAGCTGCTATGACATTGTTCGATCCTATCAGAGCAGGAGTTGAATTTACATCTACTCTACTATCCTTTGGTCTAAGAGCCAGAACATTATCTGGATACAAGAACTTATTCGGTAGTCAGGGAGAGATGAGAAATCTACTTGAGTTCACGGATAGCCCATTAAGACTACGTCAGAATATCAACAATGCAATTGATATCAATGATGGAAGGATAGAACCACAGGGGATGCTTACGAAGTGGACAACATTCCTATCTGGTCTACCAGAAAGAACGATGATGGTCACCTCATGGATGCCAACATTCACTAGTGAGTTTCAGAATATCACGAAGGAGAAGTTCGACATGAAGAAGTTTAATGATAGCGAATCATACAGAGAGAAGTATGGTAAGGCAATCAAAGAAGCTTCTGCTGTGGCTGATGCTCAGACTGAGAAGATTATTGGTCCAACTACAATGGCAGGACAGAGAAGAGACATTGTAATTGCTCCAGGCAAAACTGTTGGCAGAGATACGGTGTCTGGTCAAATCCTTGGCTTCTTTAGTAACTATCCTTATCGAGAAATAACTGAATTTGTTAATGGATTTAAGGAAGCTGGTGAGGTATTGAAGAAGGGTGATACAGTAGAAGCAATCAGTCAATTGCAAAAGCCACTAGGTATTGCATTGAACGTGGCCGCTTATGGATTCTTATCATCAGTAGTATACGCCTCCAGATTAATTCTTCTTGGAGACGAGGATGAAGAGGAGAGAGGCAACAAGTTACTTGAGGAGTTGATGACTTCTAAAGGATTCATTGAGGAGACAGCGGCAAATGCAGCAGCATTAGCAGCAAGTAAGTACGCAGGTGGAGGTAGAGCTATTCTACAAATACTAGGCACACTTGGAATGATGCTGACTGACAATGAGGAAACAAAGGCTACAATTAAAAAGATGCTAAAGGGAAGTGTCTACGTAGATCCTCTACCTACTCAGAAGTTAAGTGGATATGGTACCGCAGATAAAGTAAATACAGCAATACTAAAATACATTCCTCAGTTCGTGGTGCTTAGTAATATAATTATAGATACTATTGGATTGGGTAATGAATTAAAGGCCATAATAGATACGGTAGAAAAGAAAGGTGTAGAAGCATTGACAGAAGATGAGAAGCTAAAAGTACTAGCATTGAGTGTAGTATTTACTGGAACTCAATTGTTATTAAACTATAGAGGAACATCTTTACCATCTTACAATAACTTGAAGGCAGGAATGAAAGCAGTAAAAGAAGAAGCTGGAGTTGCTGATATATCTGCTGGAAAAGTACCTGCCAAGAAGAAGTCATCAGGTGGAGGTGGAGGAGGTAGAGCTAAAACAATCAACAAGACTGATCTTAAAAAGTATAACCGTGAGTTATATGATCAGATGTATGGTAAGGGGTCTGCTACTTATGAGATAGAGCAGGAGATAAAAGCATTCGAGAAGGAACAACGAGAGTTGAAAAAGGATATCAAGGATAGAGTTTTTGGTGGGGACTAAAAGTCCTCATCATATTCTATTGTCTTGATGATATCTCTCAGGTCTTTTATCAAGGACTTCACGTCATCCTTAACTGATCCGTACTCCCTGTCCACGAGCTTCTCGTAGATTTCAGCAACGCTGGCATGGAAGCCTTCTGTAGTGAAGGCTATCCTTGCAGCTCTGTCTCTTTCCTGTTGGAGTCTTGCATCCATTCTTTCTCTGTTATAAAATTGTAAATAGGTCTCATTCTTTCTTTGAGTAATCTGATCTCCTGCTTAAGTGCCTCATTCTCTTGTACTAATCTACCAACAATATTGTATGAATCAACGGGTTCGTCCCTAAATTTATTCATAACCACCATCTCCTTGCACTTCAGATATAAACTTCTAAATTTTGAATCCAGTTCAACAAGGTCATTGAATCTTTTAAGGTAGTACTCAGCAGCGTATCTGCTCTTCTTTAAGTTGTATGCTATGCTCTCAACGTGCATGCCTGTGTCCTTTAGTAGTGAGGAGAATATCATTCTGGCTTCCACCTCACCACGGTACCTTGTGGTAGATAGGATACGTTCTCCTGTTACTAGCTCAACGATGTTCCGTAGATTATCAATCTTCTTTCTCTCTTCCGTAAAAGAGCTCTGCTTTGATTCCATGTTTCTGTAGTTCTTTGATTCTATATTCCTGTAGTTTACTTGGCTTACCTGTCGCTCGCTTAACTTCATAGAACTCAACGTCAGAGTCCTTAGGGATAGCAATGAGGTCAGGGATACCGTTCTTGTTGGTCTTAATCAACTTGATTACATAGTACCCCTGATCCTCCAGGTCCTTCATTAACTTAGTCTGTACCTGCTGCTCTGTCATAGGGCCTAAAGTTTCTCTTAGCAATCATCAATGATTCTGCCTCAGTGTCAGCGAACCCTGTATCGTATGTGAACCCATCGCTGTACCAGTACAGCCACTCACCAACGTGTGATTGGAACACACCTATAGATCCTACAGGAACCTCTCTCATGTAGAATAACTTCTTTGCTTGATCACCTAGATAGATTGTCATTTCACTATCTCTTTAAGTTGATTCCAGATACTCTCTGCATTCTCACCCCAGTAGTATTCACACTTACCATCCTTGATAGGTGGATTCATGAAGTAAGATTGGTAATCGCTAGGCTTAGCTTTAAACCTATAGCACTTTTCTTTGTGGGGACAATCTGTCCCCGGGCACATGGTGATGTCTGGGCTCATAGTTTTTCTAGTTCTTGTTTAACTTCTTTCCAATAATCATATCTTTTGTCAGCTATAGCTGTAACAGCATTTAAAATCTCATATACTGCTATCAATGCACATCTTATAGCAGCGTGTATATCTCTGACATCATTGTATCCATCTTGGGATTCACTATGTATGAACTTATCTATCAGTTCTTCTGCTTTTTCTTTAGGTGTCATCTCCGTAGGTTTCTTTGTAGTATTGTTCTGAATTAATTTCTCCGACATCTGAATACTGAATCTCTAAATCACATGCTCCACATTTGTAAGCATCTTTAATCTGCTCCTTCTCCATCTCTTTGGCTTTCTTTAAAACATCTGTACCACTTACCTTGTCGAACCAAGTTGAAGTAAGCTGATCATATAACCATTCTACTGCTGTCTGTTTCATTTCTTTAATTCATTGATAGCAATCTCTGCTAATCTCTCTGCATCTTTCCTAACTCTGTTATGATAATCTGAGTTGTCAGAAAATGGGGACTGCCACTTTGTGCTTGATACCTGATCATAGATTAAGGCATCGTAGAATCTTTCTGTTAGTAATTTTTTCATGTGTTTGTTAGTTTGATAATTAAATTGTTTATGTCCTCATCTGATAGGAAGTTATCCTTGTCAGTACTCCAATACTCTAGGTACCTGTCCCTGTGTACAGCATACCACCTCTTTGTGTATTCATTCCAATGAAATACGTAGTTCCAAATCTTATCCATGTTGTTTTGTTTTAATGAGAAAGGCTACCTGCTAACAACTCACACCCTAATTGCAGGCAGGTAGGGTCCCTTAGCCTTTTTGTAGTCAGGGCAGGCTATGATCCTGCACGCACATCTAAGGTTATCTCAACGTGCCATTACTTTTAACAAGCAGTTCCAATGTGTGTCTCCATTCCACCACCTGACTATGTATTCTTAAAATGATTAACTGTGTAGTCCTTCTTCTTTATCACGGCCTTGTACACGTCATGCTCAATGCCTCCCTTGCTGAAGACCCAGTACACATGGTTGAACGAACGATCCTTTGTTGTCATCCTATCCCTGCTCTGCCAATAACTCGTAGCACTGAAGTCAATGTTGTAGTACACCAAGTACTTGGCATGCCTAAGACTGATCCCCTCCCTGCCGCTAACTATCTGAAGAGCAATGCTTTTATCTGTGCTCTCAAATATACTAAGATCAGTTGTAAGATCATCACCAAACACATCCTTCAGGGCAGACAACTCTTCCTTAAATTTATAGAAGATGCCTATCTTACTTCCTTGAAATTTTTGTTTAATGAACTCAGCCTTGCTAGTGTCCAGCACCATGCTGTTGCCACTCTCAAACTTAATAGTCCCACTGCATAGCTGGTGGACCTTCATCATCAACTTCACTGCCGTGTCAGCCAGTATCACCTCAGTCTTACCCTCAATCACGAGGTCTCTCTTGAGTCTCTTGATCATGTCGTAGGTGACATCCTTCATCTCCACCTCTAGGATCTCCTCAGTAACTGATGACACGAACCCTGCCTCCTTCTGTGAGAAGTTTATCATGTGTGGCTTCATCCTCTCAATGATGCTGTCCAACCCATCGCTGTAGTCATTGACGAATAGACCGTTGATGTTCTTCTGCTTTACCTTGACATACTTGTCGCAAAATTTGTAGAAATTTGAGAACTCTCGAAAGGGATTGTTAGGTATCGCATACACCTGATGGTACATCTGTGAGTAACTCTCAGGTGTTGGTGTGCCAGACATGAGTATCACCTTAGGCTTATACTTAGAGATGGCGTGTCGCATCATTACAGCCCGATTGCTGGGCTTTGGGAACGCACCTATACTATGTGCCTCATCGATGACTATCAGGTCAAATTTGAAGCTATCTACCACGTTGTGGAGGCTCTCATAGTTGATCACCTTTATCTGGTAGCTAGGCTTCAGCAGATCGTAGTCCTTCTCGATGCTGCCGATGGCCTTCTTCTTGGTCACGAACAGCACTGACTTAGCTCCGCATTGACTTGCTATGCCTAGGCTAGTCAAGGTCTTGCCTGTCCGCACCTCCATCGCTAGGTACACGAAGCCATGTGTCTCAATGGCTCGTGTTCCCTGCGATATTATATCCTTCTGGTATGGTCTAAACTGCATGCTATATGTCCCGTAATAAGATAGACTGTTCTTTATTTTAGTTACTACATCTGGATCAACGAACTTACTCTTTGATACTACATCGTAAAGTGTACCGCAGTATCGTAGCATCTGCTCATCCGAGTACCCAGGTACCCTGTCAATCATTCGAATGAATTATGATCCACCTGCCCATCATGTCACGACCCTCCTCAGGTGCAACGCCATACTTGAACAGCCCGTAGGCAGCCAACCACTTGTAGAACTTGGTCCTGCTGATGGTCATCTTAGACTTTGGTCCGTAGTCAGGGTACTCGTTGACGAAGTCATTGTACAGCTCGTTCTTGTACAGCCTTGTGTCTGTCTCCAGAGTGTTGTTCGTAGGCTGACCCTCCACTAGACCACACCACTCGATGAAGTCATGAGCGGTCTCCGCAGATAGCTGTCTGATCTTTAGGTTCACGAAATTACTCTTCACTATCCCTGTATGTAGGTATCTGGATAGGCACCCGATCATGTAGTTGTCAAACTCACACCAGTCATCATCGTTCCAGTCACCAAACATTAGCTTACCAAACTCATCCAATGGCGTGAATGACTTGGAGTAGTACTGGTGTAGCTCCAG